TCATCACTTTTTTCTAATACAGCAAAATTATCTTTATACATCTCATCAAAATGATTCCTTTTACTTTCAAGCTTTGGGAATCTTTTTATAAATGTATCAGTTCTTTTTACCAAATGCTTTTTAACAGATTTAACACTATTATCATATTCTTCTTTATCAACTTCAATAACAAGCTTACAACAAGCACTATTGATACATTTTAAACAATCTATCCCCATGTTTGCAATAATAACCTTCTGTTTTCTAAATCAACATCATCATTGTTCGTATTTAATTGAACAGTAATAACATCACCGACCACCAAACCATCTAATGCATAAGTTGATTGAACACTTTGTACATTTTTCTTTTGCCATCTATCTTGAGCAAGAGAATCTATGTCAGTAGTTCCGTTCTTAGCAAAATAAAGTTCCATTTCTTCGTTATTGTCGCACTCACCGTTAATTATAGAATATAAAACATAATCACCATCAACTGTTATTGTATAAGTTAATCCCGGAACATTAGTAGGCGTATTACTACTAAAATTATTAGATGCAGTTGTTTCAGTTACTTGAACTTTCAAATAACTTGAAACAGCATCCTCACTACCACTTATAACAATATTACTCATCTATTAAGCTTTAGTATCTTCTATTATTTGAGCATTTCCACCACCAGCAACAGAACCCCAAATCCCACTTATTACACCTGTGTATTTATCTTCTAAATAAACATCGTTTTTCTTTAATCTGATAGCACTTGATGTAGTAGCAGTTGAACCATGAGCAATGTATAAATCTTGGTTAGTATCATTTCTAATAATTACTTGCTTTCTATCAGCATTAGCCGCTAATAAACTAACAGATGAAACTGAAATAGCAACTGTACTTGCTGCACCTGTATCTGCTAAACCCAAACCATCAGTATTAGCAGCAATAGACTGTAATTCTGTAATCATTGTGTCCTGCTTGGACTCCTTAGCACCGTTGGTGTTTAATGTTTCTACTCTTGTGTCAATGCTTTCTAATTCTAAAAGCAAATCATCATTTGATTGTTGTACTACACTCATTTTATTTATTTATTTTATGAATAATAACTTTCTGATACCATTGCAAAACCTGTTGCATTTACAAATATACCTTTAATATCGCCACGAAAATCATCTATTGTTAAATGGTCGCCTTTTTTTAATTTCCAATTATAATTCGTTGCAGTAACACCGCCACCACGAATAACATAAAGAACTCCATTAGAGTTATTCTGAACTGTTACCTCTTTTCTAAGGACATTAGAAGCCATTAGAAGCACTTCTGTTAATGAAGCAGGTACATTGTCCACATTAACTAAATCAGCTAACGTACCACGTTCTATCGCATCTACCGAATCAATCAAAGTTTGCATCTTTGCAACTTCAACTTCCCTTCTTAAATCGTAACTCTTTGCCATTCTAATTACTCTTTGTCTTTACAACTAATTTAGCAGTTATCAAACCGCTTGTATTTCCATTTGGTTCAACTCTAATTCTTATAGACTTACCCATAAAATAAGAATCTCTAATACTAATTAAATCATCATCCATTGGGAAGTAATCTAATATTCCATTGCAATCATTGTTGTTTAAAGGCATCCAATTAATATTATCGGCACTTTCTTCAACGTAGATTTGAGGAATACCATCTAAACCACTACTATTAATAGCCAACATCCATCGCATATCTTGACCACATTCGATTTCATACTCACCAATTTGAGTAATCGAAGCATCGGCATCTGTTAATAGAAATTCAGTTCTCATATTCCACTTGTAAACCTTAGAATTTGTATGTTTTCTTCAGGGTAAATTGTAGGATTATCACAAATAAACCATTGAATTGAATGTGAATTTTCAACTCCTTCGTTAAATGCAGTAACAATATTGCCCTTAAATGAAGCATTATTACCTAATTCAACTGCACTACTAACAGTTCCAGTAGCAGAATTGATAACTTGGTTCTCTCTAACGTAATGAAAGTAAATAAGCTGGGTTAACATCTTTCTTATTCCATCACTTTCAATTAAACAATAGTTATTCTCATCAATAGCAAATTCATTAAAAATATCTAAGAATCTTTGCGTTTGAGGTACTTGTGGGTCAGTAACAGTTAAGTCAGCAATAAATAAGTCATACAATTCAGCACCTAACAACTTTCTTAGGTACTTCTTCTCGTATTTCTCGATATAAGTATCTAATTGGTCATAACAGTTCTTAGACACGTTATATTCCCCCTTAAAATCTGTATTAACAACTATGCTCATTTTACTTTAGTTTAGCATTACCTTTATTGATTAATATAATAGCAGTATCTTTAGTAACTCTATAAACAGCACCCTTAGTTAAATGTCTGCTCTCTAAAGCGATAATATCAACTTGAGCAGGTAAACTACTTAAATCAACTTTTTCTTTCTTAATTGCTTTGTTTTTGATTTTCTTCTTTTCCATGTTCTTAGTCGTTTAAATGTTCAAATACACTAGGATTACCTTCTATTGCTTCTAACAACTCGAAACTAGTAGGTGTAACTACAACTGTAACGTGCGGATGCTGAGTATCATTAAGATATTTTATTAATGGCTCACAAGCTAATTCTAAATCTGTCTTTTCCATATTATTTACTAATTGATTTTACCACCAAAAGCCCACTACGTTAATAGTGGGCTAATGATTAGGAAACTAAGGATTAAGGAGTTTCTAAAGCAGCTTTATCAGTTGCAAATACACCTGTAACGAAAGCAGGACGTCTGTTAGTCTTAACTAAACATAAACCTCTCCATTCAGCAAGTACTGTTACTAAGTTTTTAGTGAAATCATCTGAATCACGTCCAACTTCAATGCTCATTTCACCTTTATCGTAAACAGTTGCAGAAGCAAAGTTTCCGATTAGGTATTCACCATCAGTAACTAAAGTAGTTGGGATTAAAGCAACACCATCTAAAGATAATTGACCAGCAACCATTGCTAATCTGTCAATGTAACGTCTATCAGTTGTAGAAGTCTTGATTAACTTTAATTTAGTGATTGTGTTAGGATGAACAAAAGCATAATCAGCATCATCTTGTTCAGCTACTTGAATTTGATTCATTGCAACAGTTAATACATCTGCTTCGTTAGCATTGTCAACAGTAGCAGCAAAAGAACCAGCAGCAAAAGCAGTTGCAACAGTTTTAATACCGTTAAGGTTAGTTCCAACGTTATCACCTTGATAAACTTGGTTTTCAACATCTTTCAATAACTCTCTCATTAACTCGTTGTTGATTTCAGCAGTCATAAAAGAAATATCATTAATCATTTCTTCAGAAACTTTAATGAAAGCAGTTCTTTTCTTAACTGACTCAGAATTTACAACTAAATCAAAATCAATTTGGTTTTTCAATGCACCTTCAGCAGTTCCACCAGCAGCACCATCTTTGTTAGCTTGAGATACCCAAGAAATCACGTTTGATTCAGCAGTTCCTCTTGTAACTACGTCCATCATTCTGATTCTTCTTGAAGCAATAGCATCCATTCCTGGAAGTCTTTGCTCAACAGGTACATTACCACCACTTACATTAGCTGAAATTAACATTGTTCCAGCAGCTTTGAAGTTTAAAGTAGCACTTCTATCTCCTTTAATTTTCAATAAAGAATCTCTGTTAGCTTCTAAACCTTTTTGTACTGAGTTCACAACACCAACACCATCAGTTTTTTCTTGCTCAGATAATTTCTTAATCTGTAAACCGTATTGTTTTATAGTTTCGTTTAAAGACTTCATTTGAAGCTTAGTGTTCTCAGCCATTTCTTCTTTCAAAGATTTGATTGCTTCAACATTATCTTCTTGACCTTTTGCAACTAAACCAGCTAATACTTCAGCGTTCTTTTCGTTGTACTCGTTGTAAAGTCCTGCAATTTCTTCAGCACTTTTTTCTTTGAATTGTTCCGTTGAAATACTTTTGCTTTCAAGGAATGAATTAAATTTACTCATTTTGTTTTTTTTAATTATTAGTTATTATTTTAATAAGTTCAAATAAAAATCATTATGACCGTTCGGCTTCGGCTCTGGAGTAACTTTCGTTGGCTCTTTTACCATAAGTGAATTAATCACATCATTATATTTGGTTTGGCATACTCTTAAATTCATTTCTATTTCTTCTAAACGGTCATCTGTTCCTTTACCATTCTTTAAAGCGTTGGTAAGCCCGAACATCTTTTTGTTTAGCCTTTCTAAATAATCTTTACTATTACCTTTTGATACACTTAGCAAAGGAGTTTCAGAATTAGAACCAAATGTTACTGCTGAACCTTCCCAAAGGATAACCTCTTTTAAGATTTGCGTTCCATCTTCTCTAATTTCTATCTTATCATTAATAGTTTGAAATCCTATTGAATGTTCTGTTATTACCCCATCTTGGTAATCTAAAAAAGCATTATTACCTTTCGTGCTTCTTCCTAAATCTCCATAAGCTAATAAACCTTCGTGAGTTTCTTCCAGCTTCGTAAAAACCCCTATTTGGTGTTCAAAATCGTGATACCTTAAATACTTAATCTTCCTATTACTTGTACTATCAGCACCACGTTCCATAATAGACTTAGCAAATGCACCTTTCAAGATTACATCACCATCAGAATCAACATTGTTAAACTTAGATAGCAATATCTTTACTCTGCGACCAGCAGTATCAACATCTTTAACTGATAAGTCTATATTTTTAGTCTGAAATAGGTTCATTTGATTGGTTGTTTAGTGCATTAATTGTTTCTTCAGTTAAGTTATAATTGCTTTCTAATAATGCAATTTTACTTTCATTGTCAATAGGCATATTTAAAACAGTATTGATTCCTTCCATTACTATTTTATCCTTTTCTGCTTCTTGTTTTTTGTCTGATTGTAGTGCTTCAATGTTAGAAAAGTCTTTTCTCATTCTGTAATCTCCATCAGGATAATGACTTTCTACAATGTATTTATTGTGTTTTGATGCAATCTTATCTGCTAAAGGCATAATAACATTAGTGTACATTGCCTTTTCAGCTTCTAATCTATTATTGAAAGTCTTATTAGCAGGATCATTAAATAATGAAGAATCTAAACCTAAAACATTACACATCGAACGCAAAGTAATAACACCACTTTCTACAATCTGTAAATCAGTAGCACTCATAGCCATTGGAATGTATTTCAAGTTCTTGTTAGTAATACCTACACCGCCATATTTATCTGTTCCAGCAATACGTTTATCTAAAGATGATTGTGCTATTCTTGCTTCTGATTCAGTCATTGGTCTGTCTGATTGGTCGCTAAGCATTCCTGCCATACCTCTATTCTGAAGTAAGTGTGCTTGTGCATCCCATTTATCATTGCCAACTTGAACTACATTTGCAGCAACTTGAAATACTGAAAGACCTTTGTAAGATTCTTCTACTGTCGCATAAGAAGGATTAAACATTCTAATATGCTCTAATTCTTCAACATCATAAATACGTTTAGTTTTCCCTAGCTCAAAAGTATATTTAAGATTAGGTAAAAAGAAATTATCATTAGAAGTTATTTCTATGTGATTACTTGGAAGAACATCAACTTCTTCAACTTTACCCATTAGTTTAGTTCCTAACAAATAAGAGTTTCCAGAAGTAAGTAAGTAAGTAGATAATTGTTCATCAATATCTTTCCAAGTGTACCCCTTTGATTGGTTAGGGTTTTCCATTAAATCGTGAATAGTAGTATCTAATACTTCTTCCCATTCACCATCTATTTTCTGTTCAACGATCCATTGAGTACCCGTATAAACATCAACTATTTTCTTTACTACTGAATAAGCATCAACATTACATTCATAACTCTTTTCAATTAACTTAGTAAGGTTTTCACCTTTACGGTTAAACTTTTCAAATAACGTAATTACATCATTACGCTTTTTGATGTTAAAAAACTTATCAACTATACTCATTCAATTAAATTAGGGTCGGTATTTATCCGACAATTAATTTCTTAAATACAAAAGTATTAAATATTTATTTATTATAGAACTTTAAACAAAATAAAAGTCATTTTCTTGTATCAATTCATCATAACCATAACGCAAGGCATCAATAATATGATTCCAATTGTCAATTGGTGTATTACTCTTTTTGTCATTCCAAACGTAGTTGTTCAACTCTTTATGTAGTTCAATATCTTCTTCCCTACAAATTATTGTCTTTTCGTTTAACCTCGCTAATCCGTTCTTAATACTATCCTTACCTTTACGACAAGCTACAACATTAAAACCAGCATAACGAAGTTCTTCAATTAATCTTGGTTCGGCACAATCTGCTAATATTAAATCATTCTTATCTACTGCACCCTCCAGGAAGTTAATAATGTCGTTGGTACTCATTCCAACCTTATGAAGTTTTAATTCAGTATAAATGTTTTTATCATCTGTTGCAATTTTAACTAATGTTGTTGGATCGTTTACATAACCAAAATCCATTCCATAAACCGATGGTAGTGATTCATCAAATTCTCCAATCTTCCAATCTTCAATAACACAACCTTCTAACTTATCTAACCAACCACCAAGAACAATATGCTCATATCGTTTAGGCTTATTAATCTTCATCGCATCAAACGACCTTATAATGTCCTCAGGGACGAAATCAAGGCAATCTAAATAAGATGTATGAATGTAGCAAACATTATCTTTAACACCGTTAAAACCTGCCTGTACTCCCTTAGATTCAAAAAATTCTTTATAAATCCAATGTTCTTTTGTTACTGGGTTAAGAATTAAAACTTTTATGTTAGGTTCTGTTGATTCGATATTGTTACCCCTAATGGATAGACTTACTTTTTCATAAGTATCGAAATCAGGTATTTCTTCAGCTTCTTCAATGATCAAAGAACTAAAATCCTTTAACGATTTAAGCGAAGCAGTTTGAGTATTAC